GGATTGACGCAAATCAGTTCTCCTACACCCTGACTGGCGGAGTTGGGCCATATACCACAACAAGCGCATTCGCGACAAAGGACGACATCAATAAGCGTCTGCTCTACAACCTCGCAGGTGCAGCCGGATTGTATGAGGTGGTGAATGCGTATGTCACAACTGCAACAGGTGCGGCCAACCAGCAGATCGAAATCGGAGGCAGATTCAGCGTCGGCGGCGGATTCATGCATCAACCGGGTGCGCCTTGGGGAATTCATTTTCAACGTCGTCTGTGGGTGCCGTATTATTACGAACCGGGTGGAACATTTAGTCTTCCAACATACACGACCCGAAAGATCACTGACGAGATCGCGGTCTCTGACATTCTCGACACGACCACCTTCGACCGGATTGCCAACCAATTCCGAGTCAGCGGTGGCACTGCCGACTACGTGGTTGCCATGCACGGGTTCTACGAGGACCAGTTAGTGGTTCTCAACCGCAACAGTCTGCATTTGATTTCCGGCACGCTGGGGAGTCTGTCCGACACCAAGGTGACCGAGTTAACATCTGAGGTTGGGTGCTTGGCGAGGAAGTCAGTGGTGATGAAGGGCAACGTGATGCTCTTCCTGTCCGACGATGGCGTGTATGGGGTCGAATTCCTCAACGACTACAACCTGCGCGGGGTCGATGAACCTCTCTCGAAGAACATCCAGCCATACATCGACAGGCTGAACAAGAATTTCGCCGACAAGTCGGTCGCCGTCCTGCATGAGAACAGGTATTACCTTGCCGTCCCGTTGGATTCTTCCCCCGGAGCCAACGATTCATATGGCAACAACGCGATCTTGGTCTTCAATTTCTTGAACAAGGGCTGGGAGTCACTCGACACCTTCGGCGACTCTCGCTTTCTGATCGAGGACTTCGTGATTGGCAGCGCAGGGGTGCGGAACAACATCTATGCGGTGACGTCCAACGGCGGATTGCACCAACTTGAGGCATTTGAAAGCTCCAACGACACGCTCAATGTGGACAACTCCAATTCTGTCGTATCACCGAGCGTCATTGCATCGTTAACGACGCGCGGATACGATTTCGAGACACTGGAACGCAAGAGGTTCACCGACGCGCAGGTGAACATGCAGACAATTGCCGGGCAGAGCGGTGAGTATGACATCTCATTCGCAGCGGAAGACCCAGATGCGGCCCAGTCAATCGGCACGACAACAACATTCCTTGGAGAACTTCTAACTCCGAACACTCCTAACGAGGCAGAGACGGCAAGCATCAGGTGCAGACTCGGAGGGATCCGCGGTTCCACCGGGACGATGATCTTGACGAGGACCATTGGTTCTCCAAAGATTAATTCTGTCACTGTTTCTGGATCAGTGACTAACAGACAAATCATTTCTCAAAGATAATATGGGCGCAATTGCTACAACATACAGTTTTACAGCGACTGACACAATCACTAGCGCGAAGATGAATAACATCATCGCTCAGAGCAAGATGACGTCAGATGCCATCTTCAATGGGACGCTCGATTTGGCTAGCGATAAACTGCTAGTGAAAGCTGGCGGGATCACATCCAACGAGTTGGCTGGCAATAGCGTCGTCACTGCGAAGATCTCAGATTTGAACGTCACCACTGCGAAGATTGCCGATCTTGGAGTCACCACCGGGAAGATTGCCGATCTTGGAGTTACCACAGGCAAAATCGCCAATGCCAGTATCACTGGTGGAAAGTTAAGTGGAGCGCAAACTGGTTCTGCACCAATCTACGGAGTCCGCGCATGGGCGCTTTACAATGGCGTTACACAAACACTGGTTAATAGTGGAAACATTTCTGGCGTCACAAGGAATAGTATTGGGAACTACACGTTTTACATTGACGAGAAAATGTTGGCTGGGAATTACGCGATTTCTATTTCGTGTTCGACCGAAACCGCAGGAACAGAAATCGCAGTTGGTTATGTGATAAGCCAATCGTCAACGAATTTCCGAATCGCGTTCTACAATCCAGAAAATTTTTCACAACTGGTGGACAAGGCAATTGTTGGAGTTATCCTTGTTGGATGAGTTAACCATTACTCCTAATGAATAAAAACTTAGGAGAAGTAATTAAAATATATGAACGCAATCAGATCGATTTTCACAAACTTCTTTACTGGCATCTATGCTTTGGTGTGGTCGTTTCCGATATCGACAGTTTTTGCTTGGGGTTCTACTCTAACTCGGAAGACGTCGAAACGGCGTGTGAGATTCATCACTCTGACACACTTTTTGTCACCATGCACGTTGGTGACATGCGGAAGGCTCTCGAGAAATTCCGCCATGACTTTCAACACATCGCATTTCGACGAGAATTCAAAGGTTCTCCTCAAGTGAGGGTCCATCCAATGGACTCATTCTACTCAAGACTCAAATAACACACTCCCATGGGAAGCGCACCTAAAGTTCCGAAACCACAAGACCCACTGGCACTTGCTGGAGGACAGTCCAGTCAACTACTCAGCTACTATGGCAGCGAGGTTCCAAAATTCATGGAGCTTCAGTCTCAGCTTGGCCCGGGACTGATGGCTCAGATGCTTGGGCAAAGCAGTCAATTCCTAAAAGGGGTTGAGGGACAGCCCGGGTTTAATAAACTCCAGAAATCCGCAGGAAAAGTCGCAGGGCAGACAATTGCTGAACTTCGCGCTAGAGAGCTTGGGCAGATGACCGGGCAGGCAGGTCTCACCCGGGGACTGATGGAGGCGATTTCACCAGAGCAAGCCGCAGCGGTCAGGGCATCAGCGCAGGAGGCTGAACGTGCCAGAGCGTCGGCACAAGGAGTCACGCCACAAGAACAGCGCATGTATGAGCAAACGGCCCGAGAAGGCGCTCAGGCGGCAGGCCGACTCGGTGGCAATGCGGGACTCGCTGCAGAGATCATGGGGCGCGAGGGAGTGCTGGGAAGCAAACGTGAAGAGGCAGCGAGAGCGGGGGCAAGAGCCGCCCCCGCACCCCCGCGCCGGGGGGCACTACGTAGCCCCCCCAACCCCCCAGTCGTTTTTTTCTCTCAGGGGGAACCCCTTCGATTTGAGCCGTTGCCTACGATCCGCGCGAGCGCAGCCCGGCCAGCCCCCACGGTTACGGAGCTGTAGAAAACGGCTTTGGAGGACCGGGCGAGATAGTCGCCCGATCCAGATTGATTTTTTGGTGCCGCCCGGCCGTCAAGGGACGAGCCCTTGACTGCCGGTCATTGTGGCGTTCACAACCGCCCCAACAGGCACCAGGACGAAGTTCAAATGAGACGCAACCTTTGGGTAGTTTGCCTCAATCGCACCGAGACGGATGCTGATGGCAACGTAATATCGTTCCGGATCGCCGGACGTGTTGTCCATTCTCCCGGCAACGCCGCTCAGGTCGATGCTGCTAAAGCCAGCATCTCCCAACTTTACCGAGGCGAAATCGCGCGCGGCGCGACATTCACCATTGTTCCCAGTTTCATGAACGTTGACGCGATAGACGATCAGCGCCCCTTGGTCGCGTCCCGGTAATCCGAGGCCGCGTCCGGGTCCGGCAGCAGGTCGGGCAAGCCGTCCCTAGCGTCGGACCACTTTTCAAGAAACCGGTCACGGATCACGTCATCAATGCCGCGATCCAGTAGCGGAGCAAACCGGCCCGGCTTATCGCTTTGCGATTGCCGGAACCGCGCCTCAAAATACCTTTCGTCGGACCCGGTAAAAGCCGGAAGCCCCGCAGCTACCCGACCACCTCGCAACGCCTTTTGCTCGCGCAAATAGGCTTCAGTTTCGAGATAGTCATGCAGCAGCTCCGAGGGCGGCCAGCGCTCATGACCGTGGCGCGCGCGCCACTGGGTCCGGAACGCTTCCATGTAATGGATTGAGGCCGTTCCCCGGAGCAGAAATTTGCGCCGGTATTCACGCGGCCGCAAAAGCCACCCGCCGCTACCGTCCGGACTTTTCGTGTAGTGGTTGGCGTAAACGTCGCCGAATTCGTAGAACAAATTCTGAGGCGACAAGCCTTGCTCCACATACTGTTTCGCAACTACATCGCAAAGATAATCCCGACCTAGCGGCGGATTAGTCGACAGACCTTTGTATTTCCGGCCACCGTATCCGTAGCCGCCAAGTCCGCCGTGCAGGGATTTGTTGAGATATTTACAA